GGGAACCAGACCATCCGCAAAACATGCAGGGTATGTACCCAGTGGATGATCCACAAGCAGTACAAGATCCAAGACCAGATAAAAATTTGGAGACACAAAGAGATTATCAATATGGATGGAACCCTGTTGGTTTAAATAATGGGTTAGCATTACCTGATATTGAAGATGATTTAGAAGGTACCGGACAGGTTGGCACGGTTACTGTAACAATAACTTAGGAGTATAATATGAACAAAGATAGAAAAGGTTGCAATACTACATATAAACAGCCAGAAATGGTTGCAGTGCCTAATACAGCTGGCTATCCTGAAAAGGATGTTAAGACTGAAGGTGTAGTGACACGTGGTAATGGCGCAGCAACAAAAGGTACAAAAGCACGCGGCCCAATGGCATAAGGATAAAGAATGACTTACGCAGAATTAGTAGCAGCAATTAATGCATATAGTGAGAACTCGTTTACTACGACAGATGTTAATACATTTATCGAACAAGCTGAACAACGTATATATAATACTGTTCAGTTACCTGATTTACGTCGTAATCAAACAGGAAACACTACATCAGGTAATAAGTATTTAACAACTCCTAGTGATTGGTTATCTACATATAGTTTAGCTATTATTGATGCTAACAATGAATATACTTATTTGTTAAATAAAGATGTTAACTTTATTAGAGAATCATTCCCTGATACAGACTCCGCTTTTTATGGAAAGCCAGAATACTATGCAATATTTGATGATAACACTTTTATATTGGGTCCTACACCCGATCAGAACTATACTGTTGAGCTTCATTATTTTTATTATCCTACCTCTATTGTTACTGCTGGCAACACTTGGCTGGGTGATAACTTTGACACTGCTTTATTCTATGGAAGTTTGTTGGAAGCGGCTACGTTTTTAAAAGCTGAACCAGATGAAGTACAAAATTATACTCAAAGGTATACAGAGGCATTATCTATGTTGAAACAACTAGGTGATGGTAAAGATAGACGAGATGCCTACCGAAGTGGGCAAGTAAGGTACCCAGTACAATGATTGATAATCAAGGAAATATATTAGAAGGTGATGTAGCTGTACTAACGACGGAAGGTCGTGGCTTTACACCTGATGAAATTGCAGATCGTGCGTTAGCTAAAATTATGTATGTGAGTAAAGATGCTAACCCATTAATACGAGATCAAGCAGAAGCATTTAAGGAAAGCATTAGAGAAACCCTAGTGTTCTACTTAAAACAAGCGGTACAATCCGACCGCACTACATTGGCGAATAGATTGCGAGAAGCAGGACATTCAGATTTAATTAAAATTTTGGAGAATTAATATGGCAATATCACAAGCTATGGCAACGAGCTTTAAGGTAGATTTGCTGAATGGTATCCATGCTTTTGGTACAACTGTTACTCGTGGTAGTACTAATGCGGATACATTTAAAATTGCGTTGTATACATCATCAGCAACACTAGATGCCACAACCACAGCATATTCAGCAACAAATGAAGTTTCAGGTACAGGCTACTCAGCAGGCGGTAATACGCTAACTGTGTCACAAGCACCAACCTCGACTTCAACTACAGCATGGTTAGACTTTGCAGATACAACATGGGTATCATCAACCATTACTGCAAACGGCGCTTTAATTTATAACTCAACTAACTCAGATAAAGCTGTAGCAGTATTAGCATTTGGTGGAGATAAGACATCAACTAACGGGGACTTTACAATCGTTTTCCCAACAGCTGATTCATCTAACGCTATTATCCGTATAGCCTAATTAGGAGGCTAGAATGGCTCTAGTTCTAAAAGATAGGGTAAAGGAAACCTCAGCAACAACTGGGACTGGCACCCTTACGCTTGCTGGAGCAGTTACTGACTTTCAAGCCTTTTCAGTTATAGGAGATGGTAATACAACGTATTACACCATTACTTTGCCTGAAGGAGATGAGTGGGAAGTTGGTATTGGAACCTATACAGCGTCAGGTACAACCCTTAGCCGTGACACAGTTTTAGCATCATCTAACTCTGGAAGTTTAGTTAATTTCAGTGCAGGAGATAAAGATGTCTTTGTAGTCTACCCTGCAGGTAAAGCTGTTTATGAAGATGCATCAGGCAATGTCACAGTTGATGGGACTATAACAGGCGAAGAGATGGTCGCCTCAAATGGGTTATTTGTGAATAATCAAACTATCTCGATAAATTACACGGTACCTTCAGGGTATAACGCAACTAGCACCGGACCTGTCACTGTAGCAAGTGGTACAGCGTTCACTGTTCCATCAGGGTCAAGATGGTTGGTGCTCTAAATGTTATTTTCTGAAAGTCCTTTTTCCAGTGCCCCATTTTCAGCACAAGGTGCTGGGGCAGGTAATGTAAGTGTTGCTGTTACTGGGGTTCAAGGTAATACTCAGTTAGGTACAGCAACAGTAGTTGCAAAAGCCGTTGTTAATGTAACCGGCGTTGAGGCACAAGGACAATTAGGTACAGCGACTGTAGTAGCAAAAGCAGTTGTAAATGTAACAGGTGTAGAAGCAACAGGACAAACAGGCAGTGTAGTAGTTACTGCCGATGCTAATGTAAGTGTAACCGGATTAGAAGGTACCACCCAGTTAGGTACAGCGACAGTAGAAGCTGGAGCAGATGTAGATGTAACTGGAAACGAGGCAACAGGTGAGACTGGTAATGTTGTTATTATTGGTAAAGCTGTTGTTAATGTTACTGGAGTAGAAGGTACTACTCAGCTTGGTACGGCTACTGTAGAGGCAGATGCAAATGTTGTTGTTACTGGAGTGTTTGCTACAACTCAACTCGGTACTGCAACAGTCATCGGTGGGGCTAATGTAGAAGTCACTGGAGTAGAAGCAACAGGTGAAGTAGGCGATGTAGAGATACAAGCTAAAGCTGTTGTTAATGTTACTGGAATACAAGGTACTACGCAGTTAGGTACCGCAACTGTAACTGCAGATGCAAACGTACTACCAAACGGTGTAAGTACAACAGGACAAGTTGGCACTGTAACAGTTATAGAAGGACAAGGTGTCTTAATTGATATTACAGGATTCCTTCTAACAGCAAGAACAAACGATGTATTGGTATGGAGTGAAATAGATGATAATCAAACTCCAAATTGGGTAGATATAAATGATTTACAAACTAGTAGTTGGGTAGATGTCAACGATGCACAATCACCTAACTGGACGGAGATAGCAGCATGATAAAAGTATCAGCAAAACAAAAAGATGATGGTCAAATAGAATGTACTTATGAAGTAGAACTAGAATGTTCTCATTGTGGTATGACCGTTGATGCAGAAGAATATGAGTCAGGAACTTGTAATGATTGTGGTGAAGATTGGGAAGAAAAACGCCATACAGCTATTCACGTGACAAGTATTCCAATGCAAGGACAATCGAGTTAAAATAATATAAATTAAAGGATAAGCTATGGCTTCAACGTATTCAAATTTAAAAATAGAATTAATTGGTACAGGTGAACAGTCTGGTACTTGGGGTACTACGACTAACACTAACCTAGGCACAGCGATTGAAGAGGCAATTACAGGTTCAGCAGATGTTACTTTTGCAGGATCAGATGTTACTTTAACACTAACAGATACCAATACTACTCAGGCCGCTCGAAACCTAAGACTTAATTTAACAGGTTCTACATCTGGTGCTCGTAATTTAATTGTCCCCGCTATAGAAAAACAATACATCGTAAATAATGGATGTGCTGACGCTGTTACAATCAAAAACTCATCAGGCACTGGCGTTGCTGTTCCTGCAGGGAAGGCAATGGTTGTCTTTAATAATGGTACTAATGTTGTAGAAACTACATCACATATATCTTCTTTAAGTTTAGGCTCTGCCCTTGCTTTATCATCAGGCGGTACAGGAGCTACTGATTCTTCTACTGCTAGAACTAATCTAGGTCTAGGAACTATGGCTGTACAAAATGCTACAGCAATCAACGTATCAGGTGGAGTTATTACAGGAATTACAGACTTAGCTGTTGCTGATGGTGGTACAGGAGCTTCTACTGCAGCTGATGCTAGAACTAATTTAGGTCTTGTAATTGGTACTGATGTGCAAGCATATAGTGCTGACTTAACAAACTTAATTGGATTATCAGTTGCAGATGGTAACTTTATTGTAGGTAATGGTTCTACATTTGTTACAGAGTCAGGAGCAACAGCTAGAACTAGTTTAGGTGTAGGTACAGGTAATAGTGTTCAGTTTCAATCTTTTGGTGTAGGTACAGCTGCATCAGGTACAACAGGTGAAATTAGAGCAACTAATAACATTACTGCGTACTATTCATCAGACATTAAGTTTAAAGAAAATGTAAAAGACATAGATAATGCTCTTGGTAAAGTAGATCATATTGGTGGTAAAACATTTGATTGGACTGCTGACTATATTAAAGAACATGGTGGCGAAGATGGTTACTTTGTACAGAAACATGATATAGGTGTGATCGCACAAGATGTACAAGAAGTTTTACCAGAAGCCGTTCGTGAAAGAGAAGATGGTTCACTTGCTGTAGACTATCCAAAATTAGTGTCTCTTGCATTCGCAGCAATTAAAGAATTAAAAGCAGAAATCGACGAATTAAAAGGTAAGTAACGATGACGATGCCCGCTTCAGGACAAGTTAGTTTAAGCCAAGCTGTAACTGAGCTTGGTTATGCGAGTAATACTATTACTATGAATGATACAATGGTACGTAACTTAGCTAACAAAGTTACTTCTAATACACAGATAGCTTTTACTGATTTTTATAATAGATACTACACTGTCTTTGGACAGCAAAACTATACATCAGTAGGTTCGTTTTCTTGGACGGCCCCAAGTGGTGTTAAAGCTGTACACGTTGTA